ACAAGAATTTGGCTACTAATTCAATCTTTTCACGGTTACTGAAACCTCTGTCCTTACATATGTTAGTTATACAGACATTCGCCTTGTTGGTAGGCTTCTTTTCAACTGGTGGCATGTATTCATGTCTGCCATAAGCAAGCGTTCTTGGATAGCCAACCGCTTCACCTATATATTCCCCTGTAATAAAATCAAATTCACCGTTAATTAAACTATCTGCTATTTCACCCATAATAATCTATATTTAATGTTTCACATTCAATCTTTCTTCACTTGTATAAGCCACTACAAGCCCTGTTTCATCATGCTGTATGGTGATGTACTTTTCACCCCTCTCTATAGTAGAGAAGTCATAAGGGGTTACCATCTTACCTAACACTTTGCCCAGTTGCTTCATCAGTGGGGCTTCAGGGCTGATAACTAAAACTAAATCTGCTTTCATAATCAATTTCTAATTTCTATTTGAACATTATATCCAAAGCGTGCAGCATATCTACACAGTCTATTGATAATAAGTAACAAGCATTCTGTTTTAGATGATTCAAAATTAACTTGTACCATTTCGTCACCATTTACATAAAAAGCCATTGTTTTCATAATCGTGTATATTGTGGTAGCCCGAAGGCTACCGGATTAGGACTTAAAATAATCAAAATATATATTCACCTGTTTGTTTGTCATAGACACCTATTAAACCGTCTTTATACTTTTTACGGTAATTTTCATAATGTCTTGTTATGATTTTAAGAGAATTAGAATCTTTCACAAATACACCGTTAAGCTCTAAATAATACCGTTTCATATTCTTCTATATTGCGCAGGGCTTTCGCCCTGCCGATTTATGTTAATGCGTTTTATCCTCATGTAATAACTCGCAGTAAACTGGTGTTGTGGCATCTGTGTGCTTATTGGCTATAAGAACCTCATTACTATCCCAGTTAATATATACCTGTGTAGCAAATGCACCGAAAAACTGAATTTCTTTCGTGCCAAACAATACCACCGCGTCATCATTTACATTTGCAAGTGCTGCAATTAATTCTTTCTTGGTCATATTCTTTTTTGTTGCGCAGGGCTTTCGCCCTGCTGGTTATTATGCTATCTTTAGCTCTTTAAGTCTCATATCTACCAATGATTTCAGCTTGCGAGTATCAAATAGTGGACTTCTATACCCATCTTTGATAAGCTGTATCATTTCTTTATAACCAACCTTACATACAACCTCTGTCTTCATGCTGTTATCATAAATAGCAGAATTGCAAGCGGTTATTGTGAATGCCATTGTTTTGTAACCTTTATCCTTCTTCATGATAGATGCAAACAAATACATATATACAGCATTTTTCATGCTATTCAAGGCATCTTCTTGACTGGCATTTACCTTTCTACCACCTAAAAAGTCACCACATTCAATTTCTTGACCTTTTTTGATAATAGACAATGTACTGATGTACATTTTAATATCTGTTGCTTTCATAATCTTCTATGTTATGCAGGGCTTACGCCCGGCTGGTTAAACTTATAATATTTGAATCTCTTTGTTACCTATCTCTGTATCTACATTCAGAACCTCGTACTTTTGAGCCTTGTAATTATAAACGACTTCACAGGTATTGAAACCTCTACCATCTTCTCTTTGGTCATAAACAGTATTTATATGCTGATACATTTTATTGCCTAACATGAAGTTTATCTTACCTGATGTACAGAAGTAGAATGCTACTGCATACTTCAATGTTTTCTTTTCATCAATCTTCTTTGTTGCCATGATCGTATATCTTTTAATTGTTATTACTTCGTTTCTGACGATGCAAATGTAATGATTAAAATCATACATACAATAAATAAATATACTATTTGTATGATTATTATCATATATTAACAAAACAGCATAAGTATGATTATAATCTAAATATATTTTAATACAAATGACTATATCCAATCAAAACAAGCTGATTTAATTTGTTTATTCGATTTTTACCCCTATATTTGCATCTGATTAAAATCATACACACATGGAAGTAAAGACAATAATCAAGCAGAAAGGCTTCACAATGGAATCCGTTGCAAAAAAAATGGGTATAACAAGGGTTACACTTGCCCAAAACCTTAGTAGAAATCCAACAGTAGGAACATTACAGAAGATAGCAGATGTTATTGGATGCAAGGTTGGTGACTTCTTTGTTGATGATATGGATATAAAAGATGATGCCAACACCATCACCTGCCCCCACTGTGGAGGTAAAATACATTTTGACGGAGAACCACATATACCGGAACACAAGAATATACGAGGGAAAGAATACTATAAATAAAAAAATATGGAACTAAAAGACTTTATAAAAGAAACACTTAGTCAAATAATAGATGCTGTTTCAGAAACACAAGAAAAATACAAAGATAAACATGTCCTAATTTGTCCCGATGATATTCAATCTGAAAAAGGAGAATATTATATTGACAATGAATCTCATTATGAATATTATAACCGAAAGACCAAAGTACAAAATATAGAGATGGACATAGCTATTTCCGTTACCGAAAAAGAAGGTAATAAATCAGGAATAGGAATCGCCAAAATTATAAATGTTGGTACTTCGTCAGAAAATGCAATACAAAATGAAAGTGTTAGTAAAATAAAGTTTTCCATTCCACTTGTTTTACCAACAAGTAATACAAGAGAGTATTACCAAAAATATGTGAAAGATTAAAAGTAAAGCCAGAGTATTAAACTCCGGCTTACTCATTGATAACCTCATTAAAAGCAATAAAAGCGCACCAAAATGATGCGCCTTCTGTTGTCAATTAGTTCTTGATTTTATATCAGAGCCTCACGGCTAGAATATCAGAATCTGACAGCTTCCATTCTTCTGAGAAGATTATTATATCTCTCTTGTATAAGAGCTCTTTGTTTATCGGAAGCAGTTACAATCTTTCCCTTATATTTCCGCATGACAGATTCATTCATGCCAATTTCCTTTGCAAACTTACTGGCATTTATGAAAGGAAATGCCTCGAAGAATCCGCTTAAATCATATACGTAATCAACAGAATACCCAGACTTATACCACACAGGAAAGTCTCCATGTTTTTCTTTATAATATTCAGCCTGCTCTTCAAGTACGGACATAAAATCATCTTTCGCTTCCTGCTCTGTAAGCCCAAAACCGTACGCTCCGTTCACATCCTCCGAATATACGGAAATACCCCCATCATTCGCCTTTTCAATAATTGCCTTAATCTTCTTCATAATCGTGTATTTTAAATTCGTCAATTAAAGCACCCACCGAAGTGGGTGCAGTCCTTTCACTTCTTTAACCCTGCCTTTTTCAACATACTGTCAAGAGTACCATTGGGTATCTCTTGAGACTGATGTCTGCCAACAGGAATAAAGTAGTCAAAGTCGGGATGAACATATTTATAATGTTTCTTTCCCTTTTTGATTGTCCAGCCAGCTGATTCAATCAATTTGTAAAACTCTGAATACTTCATAAAATCAAAGAACATTTTTAATTGACACTACAAAAGTAACATATTTGTTACAATAAAACAAGCAAAGATGAAGAAAGAAATAACATATTTGTTACTTTTAACACCGTGTACACATAACAAAAGCCGGATCACTAAGCCCCGGCTCATTAATTGATTAGCCCTTTGATTCTTAACCGATTTACGATTTCGGTATAAAGATACTCTATATCCCCACTGAAATCTCCATAATTCTGATACAGAAACACGACATCAGCACAGTTGTCGGAAATTGTACTCTTGGACTGAACCCCAAGTACCCTTGACATCTCTTCGCGTAACCCAGCTGTCATTTTCCCACCGGCAAGCGAACTTGGAGAAAACAGGTACAGGATAATGAAGATGAACTTCTTCCGCTGGGTAACACTGTCAATATTCGGTGGACATCCTCTCTCATTCAGCAACTCAACGAATATTTTGTAGATTTCATGGATAAGGCTTTTGTCTTTCAAAATTGGGGTGGTCAAGGCGTTTTCTTCTTCTGAAAGTTCTGATTTCTCAATTCTAATCTTTTTAAGGCGAATTATTTTGTTAAAATCCAGTTCCATAACACGATTATTTTAAAAGTAAATAGTATATTTGCATCATAATCGTGTAAGGAAGAGCTGATTCATGGTCGTGCGTGGGTTGGCTCTTTTTCATTTTTCCCCATTCGTGCTGACGAATGGTTTCTTTTCCAAATCATAGCAGGTGATATATACCCGTTTCCCATTGACATCACATAGAGCAAGGGCATATCCTTTCTCCAGTATTTTAACCGGCTGATTGTCGCAATAGACAGTACTTCCAACCGGAACTCTTATAAAATGACGTACTATCATTTGATTATCTTTAGCTTGTTATACCAGCGTGAAGAGAAAGGGAACCACCCGATTAGGAATGATTCCCCGAAAATAGTTACTTTATATAGTTTGCTCATGGCTATTTCTTTTTCAAATTAGACATCACACATTTAATCACTTCATAAATGAAAATAGCAAGAAAAATAGTAGTCCATGGATATTGGTTTATCAGTTCATAAAAATCTCTCATAGTTTTACCTCCTTCCACTCACTTTCTATAATCACATGTTCACACTTATTACACCTATGCAAATAAGTTGGGAATGGTGCCGTTGTATAGTCCTCAACAGCTATTTCTATACTGCCACATTCCGGACATTCTATCTTTACCTCTTTGATACCGGGATAATCCCAAAAGGATAATTTGCCTTTCACGTCCTTAATTGGATTTTCGTAGAGAATAGGGTTAGCTAGTACCCAGTTATAAACTCCTTTCTCTGCCCAGATGGAAGGATGGTTTTGTACACAGTCTATTATCTCGACGCTTCCGATTATGGAGCCTGTACAAAAACTAAAATCTTTCCACTCTTTGTTTTCCGGTAATGCCAATAACTGCTCATTGGTAAGTATTGAATCATAGAAATTATCATAATTCAAAGGTTTACCGCTTGAATGAATCAGTACCCTCTGCCCTAAGTATTTCTTAGGGCAGCTCCAAGTACGGTTCTCAATGTCTTTAATACCATGGACTATCAAAGAGGCCCACGGCTGTTTTATGGTTATTGCTTTCATTTTTTATTGTTGTTCTTTAATATATCATCGAAAGACGGAATAGGAAGCCATGCCAACACGATACTGTTTCCGTGAGTCCATATTCCCTTTATATCTAAATTGTTGCTTCTACGAAACGTTTCTTTTTGAATATATGGTACGCCATAACCCATTGTCAAAACGAAGATTTTTTGTTCTTCTTCCGGCAACCTTTCTTTAACGTTAATCCAAGGCGATTGCTTTGACTGCCACTCTGCACCACATTGAAAATCTTCCATACTATCAGCATGACGTGAAACGTAGGTATCCGCGTCAACTTCTTTCAGAACGTCTTTTCTGAACTTCGTTTTATTAGTAGCATAATCGTATGCTGCTTCTTCTACTGTCTGTTTCATATCTGTTCCGATTTGAATTTCTTGTTTATTTCTTTTTCAGCAGCTCTGGCCCCTTTCTTGAAAC